CGTAATATGAGTACGCTGATGACAAACGGATCCGGCACTAAAGCGCTTGTCGCAGACAACAGAGTTGAAGAATATAAGAAGCTCGGATTTTCGGCTGTTACTGAAGAGGAACCGGAAGTGTCGGAGAAAAAACCGGTGACAAAGAGAAAAACGACAAAGAAGGCAGAGTGATTGATTATGGCAGATTATGCGACTATCGATGATGTTAAAAATGGTTTCCGGGATCTTTCTGAGACAGAAATCAGCAAAGCAACCGCGCTGATCAGTGAGGCTTGTGTCATCATTGACGCATACAATGCTGATGCATCTGCCGATGTTAAAAAGGTCGTGACATGTCGGATGATTCGGCGTGCGGTTGGTGAAGGTGACGGCGCTAATGCATCTCTGCCGATTGGGGCAACACAGGCTTCTATCGGAGCTCTTGGATATTCCCAGTCATGGACATATGGAACCGGATCATCCGGCGAACTGTATCTGACATCTCTGGAAAAACGCATTCTAGGTGTTGGCAACCGCATTGGAGCGCATTCACCGCTGGAGGATATGGCTGATGATTAAGGGGATAACTGTTATTCTGCATGAACGAGTTGAAGGCGAGCCTGATCCTCTTGGCAATCCTGTCATTTCTTCAAAAGATGTGACGGTGGAAAATGTTCTTGTTGGATCACCGTCAACAGAGCAGATAGTGGAAACACTAAACTTGTACGGAAAACAGTTATCCTACCTTCTTGCGATTCCGAAAGGTGATACGAACAGATGGGAAGATGGGACAGTAACGCTGCCTGAACCATTTGCTGGAACCTATCGAGTGATTGGTTATCCAACTGCAGGAATAGAAGAGAATATTCCATTGGCATGGAATAAGCAGATCAGATTGGAGCGTTTTGGATGAGCAATGTAAAAGTAGAGGTAAAACTGAACAGTTCCGGTATCAGAGATTTGCTGAAAAGTGATGGTATCAAAGCTGTGCTCAATGAACAGGCAAAAGCGATTGCATCGGAAGCAGGACATTGTAAAGTCACGCAGGGTGAATTTGCAGAAAGAGCGAAAGTCTATGTCAGACAGAAAGTATCAGAAGACGACATGGAACAGAATACATTGCTGAAGGCGGTGCATATGAAATGATCGAAGTTAAATTGCTTCAATATCTGAAGTCTCAGATCACTGATGCAGAAGTCTATGGCGAAGTGCCTGCGAATAAACCAGAAAAATATGTTGTTTTCGAGAAAACAGGCTTATCTGAGAAAAACCACATCAGTATGGCAACAATTGCGATCAGATCTATAGCTCCAACGCTTTATGAATCACTGAAGCTTGATGAAGAAGTACGGCATGCAATGGAGAGCTTCGATACGGTCACTAACATCTCAGGGGTATCACTGAACAGTGATACGAACTGGACAAACACAACAACAAAGGAACACCGTCAGCAGGCGGTGTTTTTGATTACTTACATGGAGGAATAAAGATATGGGTAATACTGTTTCTAACGTAACAACAGGCAAGCCTAAGAAGACTGGTGCCATTTTCAGTGCACCACTTGGCTCTACACTTCCGACGGATGCAACAACGGCACTTGATAAGGCATTTGTGTGCATGGGATATGCCGGGGATGATGGTGTAACCAATAGCGATGCGCCGGATACAGATACGGTTAAGGCGTGGGGCGGCGATACTGTCCTGATTATTAACAATGGCAAAGCGGATACTTTTAAGCTCAAGTTAATTGAGGCTCTGAACCCGGAGGTTCTGAAGGCTGTTTACAATTCTTCAAATGTTACAGGTACTCTTGCTGATGGACTGACAGTGAAAGCCAATAATGATGACGGAGAACATCGCGTGTGGGTCATTGAAATGATTATGCGTGGCAATGTGGCTAAGCGTATCGTTATTCCTGATGCAGTAATCAGCGATATGGATGATATCAGCTATACAGATAGTGATGAAACAGGATACGACGTTACACTTACTGCTATGCCTGATTCGGATGGCAATTCTCACTACGAATACATTAAGTCTACGGTGACAACAGCATGATGAAGGGCAAGACAACAAACGGCTTCGAATTTGAGGTAGATCCGGTTAAGTTTGAAGATTATGAGTTCTTCGAAGCATACACAAAGTGGATCACGAATGGCTACTATCTTCCGACTGTACTCGATGCGCTTCTCGGAGAAGATCAGAAAAAGAAACTGATTGAATATCTGAAAAAGGAAGAAGGTAAAGCAACCACAAAGGCTATGGCTGAGACTTTGACTGAGATCTGCCAGATTGCCATTACTGAAAATAAGAACGCAAAAAACTGATGATACTGGCGCAGTTCTATGTGGATAACGAGACTGCGCTGGTTTCTGATTTTGCGGAATACTACCACATCTATAACTGGCATAGTCTGCCGTTGAAAACAGCCGCACAGCTGGCGGCAGGGCTGAGACCGTATTCACGTTCATGTATGTATGCAGCAGGCGTGAAGGCCGATCTGACCGACAGCCTGCTTGCTTACATTCATGATGATCTGCAGGCACTGATTTACCAGCATGCCGGTAAGCATGCGAAGAAGCCGGAATTCATTTCCAATAGAATCATCCATGGTGAAAAGAAGCCTGGTGATGATCTGGTTAAATTTGATACCGGTGAAGATTTCGATAAAGCATGGAAGGAGTTGACACAGAATGGCTGATGGTAAGGGAACAATAGCAACTGCGTATGTGCAGATACTGCCTTCAGCAGAGGGTATTCAGGGAAAACTTGAAGAAGCCTTAGGCCCAGCAGCCAAGGCGGCTGGGTCCTCTGCTGGCAAAAGCGCCGGTGGAAATCTGGTAACTTCACTTGGCAGTTCCATGTCAAGCGCTGGCGGTAAGCTGTCATCTGCTGGAAAAGTAATGTCAGCAGCCATTTCGGCTCCACTTGGTGCGATCGGTGCTGTAAGTGTTAAAGCCGCATCTGATTTTGACAGCGCAATGGCACAGGTTTCTACTATTGCAGATACGTCACAAGTGCCAATTAGTGAACTGCGTCAGCAGATCATTAATCTGTCAGATCAGACAGGCGTTTCAGCGTCTCAGATTGCAAGCGCAACCTACAGCGCAATATCGGCTGGTCAGTCAACTGGAGATGCGGTTAACTTTGTAGCAAGTGCTACAAAACTTGCAAAGGCCGGATTCACCGATATGAATACGGCAACTGACACGCTTACAACTGCCCTGAATGCTTATGGGCTGTCAGCGGATCAGGTTGGCTCGATATCAGATAAGCTGATAACGACACAGAATCTAGGTAAAACGACAGTTGCTGAGCTTGGTGCCAGCATGGGTAAAGTCATACCGACTGCAGCGGCTTATGGTGTAAACATTGATCAGCTGTCAGCAGCGTATGTTGCAACGACCAAAAATGGTATTGCTACAGCAGAATCCGGCACTTATATCAACTCCATGCTGAATGAGCTTGGAAAAGCTGGATCAACGGCAGCAGATGCATTGCAGGCTAAAACTGGCAAATCCTTCCAGGAGTTAATGCAGAGCGGCATGTCACTGACAGATGCCCTCGGAATTCTGCAACAGTCAGCAGAAGAATCCGACGTATCAATCATGGATATGTTCGGATCTCAGGAAGCTGGCAAGGCGGCAGCTACGCTGACACAACATGCTGATGATTTCAATAGTGCTGTACAGGCAATGGGCAATTCTGCCGGAACTACGGAAGATGCTTTCAGTAAAATGGAGGGGACAGCCTCAACTTCGTTTGAAAAAATGAAGAATGAGGCTACTAACGCAGCCATACAGCTTGGCAGTGCAGTTTTGCCTGTTATTGTACCGATGGTTGATTCACTGACTGAAAAGATAAAAGACTTTTCTAATTGGTGGGGAAAACTTGATGCTGGCACACAGAAGACAATAGTTACTGTGGCTGGTGTTCTTGCTGTGGCTGGACCTGTCACTTCATTTCTGGGCAAGACAGTAACGAATGTTGGAAATCTTGTTTCTGGCGTAGGCGGTCTGATCGGTAAATTCAGCGGTGCTGCAAAGGCGTCTTCCAGCCTTTCCTCGTCCGCCAGCACACTTGGCAGCTCATCATCTACAGCTGCAGGCGGCGTTGGAACACTGACAAAGAATGCACTTGGATTCATTGCACTTGGCGGTGGAATTGCACTGGCAGGTGTTGGCATCAAACTGATTGCTGATGCAGCTGTCCAGGTTGCGTCGGCTGGCCCGGGTGCTGCTGTGGCAATGGTGGCCATGGTAGGCGGATTGGCTGGATTGGCTGTTGGTGCTGCAGCGTTAGCACCTGCACTGACAGCTGGTGCAGTTGGATTGGTTGCATTTGGCGCAGGTGTTGCGCTGGTGGGAACTGGTGCCCTTGCGGCATCTGCAGGAATGACGATGCTGGCAGGACAGCTGCCGACAATATCAACATATGGGACACAGGCGTCTGTGGCAATACTCGCACTGTCTGGATCTATGGTGGCGTTTGCCGGTGCCGCTGTAGCGGCGGGTGCCGGCGCATTGGTATTAGCTCCAGGACTGCTGGCGGCTGGTGCTGGCGCAACAGTGGCCGGTGCGGGATTCACTGTAATGGCTGGCGGTGCTACATTGGTATCCGGCAGCCTGGCATTGATGAATCTGTCTGTGCCTATGCTCTCTGCATCACTGCCGATGCTGGCGATTGGTGCAACTACATCTGGTACTGCATTTCTGATCCTTGGGCCGGCAGCTACTGCTGCTGCGGGTGGAATTACATTGATGGCCGGCGGCGCAACACTGGCGGCTGGTGGACTGACGCTGTTCGGCGGCGGTGCAACTGCTGCCGCAGCTGGTGCGGTAGCGCTCAGTGCATCCCTTGTGCTGGTTAAGTCAGAGATGTCCTCAATCAGCAAAAACGCAGAGAAAACGTCTGGTGATTTGAAAACGATGGAGGGCAGCATTGACATCGTATCTAGCGGCATGGGTGCGTTAAAGAGCAAGGCATCTGATGCGCTGAATGCGCTGTCCAGTGCATTCAAGACATCATCATCTAATGTCATATCATCTGCTACTAGCATGATGTCTGGCGTTAACAGTACGGTTTCATCTGGGATGTCCACGACAGTGAATTCGTTCAAAACTGGTGCGAGCGAGATGGGATCTGCCATGCAGACTGCATCGAGCACGACAAAATCTGAATCAAGTTCTATCAAGAGTTCGCTGGATCAGATCAAGTCAGCCATGGACAACACTGGCAAGGCTGTCACGCCATTTGTCAATGAATTCAGCAGTATCGGTGACATTTCTAAAAAAGTTTCATCTGCGCGTGGAAATGTCGAGCGTGAGATCGGCAAGATCAAGAGTGCATTCAGCAATACAAAGTTCTCTTTCAATCAGCATGTCGCTGTGCCACATTTCAGCATGCACGGCAAATTTGATGCCAAATCAGGGACAGTTCCGACGGTAAGCCAGAGTTGGTATGGAACTGCAATGAACAAGGCAGCTATATTTGACAAGCCGACTATTTTCGGCAGAAGCGGGAATACATACCTGGGCGCAGGAGAAACTGGATCAGAGGTTCTGACCGGTGAAAAACATTTGAAAGAGGACATTGCTGAAGCGGTTTCTGATGCTGGCAACGTAACTACTGTGAACGTCACAGTATATCCATCAAAGGGTATGGATGAGAAGCAGCTGGCAAAGTACACGATTGAAGAGATGAAACGTCAAATAAGGAAGGAAATTGCCTAGTGAAACGAGTAAAACGGATTATTTTCTTCGATGGAATCAGCTCTGAAGATATGGGAGTTGATTTAAATGTCATCGGATCGTTTCAGCGCCCAGAAAGGGACGTGGAAACGGTTGATGTTCCTGGGCGCAATGGTTCACTTATCATTGACAATGCCCGGTATAAAAACGTATCCATCACGTATGGATGCAAAATCTGGCGTAAAACAACAGAAGAATTCCGCAATGCGTATGATGCATTTGCGGATTTTCTTTTGTTACATCAGTCAAGCTATTACAGATTGGAAGACAGTGGCGATCCGGATCACTACCGTTTAGCACGATATTCCGGTGGCATTGAGCCTGATGTCACCGAATCATGGGACGGTGCAAGATTTGCTGAATTCGATATTGAATTTGACTGCAAGCCACAGGGATACCGTGTTGATGGCGATCAGATGCGGCAATTCACATCCGGATCCACTCTGTACAATCCAACCAGGCATACTGCATCACCACTGATTAGGGTGTACGGAACCGGGGCTGTTACGATTGGCGATGTAATTGTCAACATAGCATCCGGTGCATCCAGCTATGTTGACCTTGACTGTGATCTTCACATGGCATATGAGGGACCAGAAAACAGAGCACAGATTGTAACGCTGAATGACTGGCCGGCACTTTCGCCTGGTATCAATGCTGTCAGTTATGACAGCACAATTATGCAGGTTGAAATAATGCCTAGGTGGTGGGATTTATGATCTATCCAAGATTGTTTGAAAAAACAGAAACAGAGTTCAGTTCTCTTGGACTTGGTGAGCTGGCAGAAGCTGAAGAATGTACAGTCACTGAAAACCTGAATGGGAGCTATGAACTGGAGATGAAATACCCAGAGAATGGGAAGATGTTCAGTGAAATAGCAAATGACAGATGGATCGTGGCGAGGCCAAACCAGACAGCTGAAACTCAGCCGTTTAAAATCTATGATATAGGAAAAAACAGCGATGGCAGCGTAACCGTTTATGCTCGTCATGCCTGCTATTTGGCAAATGGAATCCCAGTAGCGCCATTCAATGCAACTGGGATCAGCAATGTGCTGGATGGGCTGAAATCACACAGCCTAGTATCATGCCCATTCACGTTTGAAACGGATTTAACCAACCAGACATCTGACTATACACTGGATAAGCCAAAATACCTGAAATCTTGCCTTGGTGGTGAAAAAGGCAGTGTTCTTGACGTGTTCGGAGGCGAGTATGAATATGACAAATTCAATGTCATCTTGCATAAACATCGTGGATCAGATAGCGGAGTGTCAATTGAATATGGCAAGAACATTATTGATTTAAAGCAGGAGGAAAGCATCGAAGAAACATACACTGGTGCTGTGGCTTTCTGGTCTGGCAATGTTAACGGCGAGACAGCAACAGTCACAGGTGATGTAGTCAAGGGATCTGATACCAGCAAAAACAAGATATTGATTATTGATGCTTCTTCAGAGTTTGAAAGCCAGCCTACAAAGGATCAGCTTACAAAGTATGCGCAGAACTATTACAACTCCAACAATATCGGCGTTCCTAAAGTGAATCTGACGGTCAGCTTTGTCGCACTCTGGCAGACGGAAGAATATAAAGATATCGCGCCACTTGAAAGTGTATCTCTTGGCGATACGGTACATGTTAAATATCCGGAACTTTGTGTTACTGCAACAGCGAGGGTAATCAAAACCGAGTATGACGTTCTCATGAATCGATATAGCAGCATTGAAATCGGAGATGCCAAAAGTACACTGTCCGATACGATTAAAAGCGTT